AACTTGGAAAACTTCCTACCGTGAATTGCGCATCCTTATCTAATGCTGCACGAAATGCACCTACTTCCCTAGGAACCTGTGCCTTTTGTTCAGTATAGAATGATTCTCCTAGAGTTTTTCCAGGTCGAGCTTTTGCCTTGAACATATAACCTGGAAGTGCTTCAAATCTTCCGTATGCATCAAAATCTAAAACTTCAGAATCTGCAAAAGTTGATGGAATACCATGCTCAATTGTATCCATTACTAAATTATCTAATTGATTTCTCATTTCTTGAATTGGAACTAGAGGACGACAAAGAGGATCTGAATGAATATAAGTACTCAATCCAGCTTTACCTACAGTCCATCGTTTATCTAATTCCTCTTCAACCGCTGAAACAAAAACTTTAGTTTTACCTACTAAAACTATCTTACATCCTTTAGGAAATTCCTTAAGTAATTTCTCTCGAATCTTATAATCTTCGTGTAAATTGAATTTCGATGGCCGCAACCAATATTGAATTAAGGTTGTCATTGCCTTATTTTCTTGCTCTGGGCCAGTAGGATATTGCCATTCAGTTCTAGCCCATCTATCATCATTTATCATCCATTCAGATTCAATCTTTCTTGCAAGTTCTTCATCTAATTTATTTTTCTCATCGTAACAAAGTGCGGCAACTAATTCATCTTTAGGTTTATCAAGATATAGTCCTAAGTATCCAAATCCTTCTTGATCAAAGGCATAACATGGAACTTTAACGAATAAAGGTCCATAAATTTCATGTTTTACCCTAGACTTCGGTTTATCCTCATCTCTTACATAAAGAGGGACCTGACTTTTCTGTTCCTCAGGAATCATTTCTTGCTGACATTCTGGACAGATTCTAGTTTCTTTTCTATTTTCTCTATTTTCTGTATCTCCCTTATCTTCTTTAATTCCTTCACTCTCTTTAGTGCTATCCTCCTCCTCTCCTGTTTCCTTATCTCCTTCAAATCCTTCGTCAGAAGTATGTTCATCTAATTTATCTCCTTTATCTCTCTCATCTATCTTATTTCCTTCATCTTCTCCTTCATTTTGTGATGCGGCATCTAAAATATTTTGATTAGAATCTCCTAAATCAGCATTACATTCAGGACAAATTAAAGTAGTGACATCTTGATTTTCAAATACTGGAACCTTGTAAACTCCGTACTTCTTATCCGTATCAATATATCTATAGGAAAATACAATTCCATTGATATAAAGAAAGAATAAGGTTTGAATAAATTTTAATTTAGCATTATTATGTCTAGCAACCAGTTCTGAAATCTTATCATAAGTTTTAGCAGTATCAACATCCTCATCATCACTTCCATCATCCGGTAGAAATTTAACTGATGGAACTTGATTGCTTAAAGCTGAGATAATAGATTGACCATGAGCTGAAAAGATATCTATTACAAAATCATAAAATGGTCCAAGCTCAGTAATTTCCTCCTCACTAAATCCTAAGTTGGGCGCCGCACCTGACATTGGCGAAATCCAAGTTTGCCCTTTTTCATTCCAGAAAAGATATTGAACACCTGACCAGAACTCTTCATTTTTCTTCCAAGTTCTTATCTGCGCTCTGCGTACAAACTCGTCCTCTTTCTCACACTTAGTTACAAGGTCTTTTAAAGCTTCTTGAATATCGTGATCTATTTCTTTTTTCTTAGGCATGTTTACTTCATTGCATTAAATAATTTATTCATGCCACTTCCAGGCATAGTCTTCTTCATAAATCCTGAATTGAATTTCTTTCGTTTACTATCCGATTTAGTCATAGCTTCTTTAGCTACAGGTCCAATCATAGATTTCATATTTTGCATTGGCATCTTTTTCATCTTAATTCTCCTAAAATTTGGGAGAGAATTTGGGAGAGAATTTCTTCCCTCCCTAATCTCTACTTCTTTTTTGCAAGGCTCGATGGACCAGAAGATTCCTGAATAGTCAATCCAGCAGGACCTCCTGCAACTACATCAATTGGAGTAGGATAACTTCCAGAAATTGGCGAACCACCGGCCAACGTAAATGAAGCTGAAACTGTATCTGCTGTTGTAAGTGCAGTTGCAGTAGCATCCATTACGAGGTTAAAACCTGACGTATCCGAAGAATCTGTAACAAATGTAAGGACTCCTGCGGAATCACTCCAAGAAAGAGGAGGAGTTCCAGGAGGTAATGCAGTTGCATTACCTAGCGAATCTACAATTGTTGCTGTAAAAATCGCTGTTCCGTTATCTTGTAGCTGAAGATCCAATGTTGCTGCGTGTGTTTTTGTTGGCACTTCTTCTTTCTCCTTTACTGAAATTACGATACCTTTTGGTACCGCAAGGTATTGCAAAATCTTCAAGAGGCTGTTATTGACCTCTATTAAATTCTGATTTATTTCCTTAAGAATAACAGTTGGATTGGGCACTTCTTTTATTTCCCCTTACGCAGGAATCCACTGCAATGTTTTAAACAATTCCGCGCCAGGAGTAGGAAGATATTGCCATGATCCTAAGAATTGATTTTGAGTCCAGAGATAAGTTTCAACCACACTAAAACAAGGATTTTGTGATACAATTCCTTCTTTTAGTATATAAATTTGCCACATTCGACGTAGTTCATTAACAGGAAAGGTCCAGATATCTTCAGTTGGAGGTTGATAAGGATTTTCAGTCAAATCTGTGTCAATTGGAATCCATTTATTCTTCCAATATCCTGCAATAACTGAATTTGTATTTTGGTCACTTCCGTAAGCTTGAATTAATAGAAGCATAGCTCCTGGAAATGGACCTGAAGTTGCAGTTGCTACTTCTGAGATAGATTTCATGAAATTAATTGCATCTGTTTTCTGACAAACTTGAGAACGTACATCTCCTGATTGTCCATCTGATGTGGTAACTATGCACGGCTGTTCTGTCCAAGACATTATTATTCTCCTTTATCTTCTGCTTCTTGAGTATTTTCTTGAGTACTTTCTTTTGTACTTTCAGATAAACTAAACTTCTTTTCTAATTGAGCTTTAACACTTGGCCAATTTGCCCTTTTCCTATTTACTTGTGCGGGTGATGAAATTGAATGTTTAACTTCAGGTACAATTGCACCTGATATTTCCTGAACTCCCTCAACAAATCCACTCATGTAAGAAAATAGTTTAGCTTCTAATCTATCCGCACGTTCTTTTTCTAACTTCCATGCTTCCCACCAAGCATTCTTGGCATCTTGAAATTCAGTTATTATTTGAAGACGTTCTTGAGCAAGAAATTTCCAATCTACTTCTTTGTTTGAAGTAGGAGTGCTTAATGGAGGAAAAGTAACATTTGGAGTAGGTTTTGGATAAATATTTGTCCGAATTTTATCAGAATTAAAATCCTTAATATTCCCAGCACTTTCATTTTCATACTTCTTATTTAAAAGACTATTAGCTAATTCCGTATCTACACTCATTGTTTTACCTCGTAAAATTTATCTTGTTTTACATCTAATACTGTGCTACAGTGAGAACAAATTGCAATTCTTTGATAGAATATATCATTTAATTTAACTAACTTTTCAGTTATTGTTGCATTTAATCCTAATTCTTTAGATTCTTTACAATCACAATGTATCATGCAATCTTCCTCCTATGTCCCGCAAATCTTCGTCTAGAAATAGGTGCATTAGATTTAGAAGTTCTACTTTCTAATGCACTCATATTCATGTAAAAATTAGTTTGATTTCCTGTTTCTTTTAATTTGTTGAGAATCTCAACTCGTTGAACCTCTTCTAATGCAACTGCACTACCTGTATTTAAGAAATATTGACATGCTTTTAAGCCATAGCGTGCATTGTCATAAGGATCGTCACCTTTAAATTCTGCAACATCCTCAACCTTATCTTTATCGTAGATACAAAGAGGAATACAATTAATAAGTTCTTTGCACTCCTTGAAAATTAGTAATTTAGGTAGGAATCCTTCATCTTCTTCTACTAGGAAGGATTTCTCATATAATTTTAAACCTTCCTCACCTTGAGTTCTCCTAATTCTTAAAGCAATATTATGATCGTAAGATCCTGTAGGAAGTAATCGTGGCCCGTTTGGTTTCCAACGTAAATATTCTTGAAGTAGAACTTTTCCTCCTGATCTATCATTATCTGCACGTTGTGCTTCGCGCCCAAAAGAATCTGCAAATTGTTCCGCTAAAGTTTTTTCATCTCCTCTATGACCGAATGCACTAGGATCTAAAACGACATTTCTTATATCTTCTCCTAAAGATAAATTCTTAAGTTTGCCTGCCCAAGATGACATCTTTTCACCTTTTGAGGCATATTCACGATAAGCATAAATTTTAGCTGGAAATTCTTTGGTAGGTAGGGGATTAATTGCCCACCACATTGCATGGGTCATCGCTGCATATCCCCAATCTATAGATAATATTCTAGGCCAAAAGTAAGGAATAGGGAATGGATCAATTACATGACATGCATTTTCAGGTTCTGAAGGAATTCTATTTTCTCTAAAATCATCAAAAACTTGACCCGAGTAAATCCACCAATCTCCCTCAGCTTTCGCAATTCTTTCTGCGGCTGGTAGATTCTGCATACGATCCAGATATCCTGGATCTGCTTTCATTAGATAATCGTTATCAGATGCTTTTGATTTAATAAAAATTATTTTCTTTTTAATTTCTCTCTTAACATGAGTAATCAAATCTTCAATTGACCTTATCTCATTTATTATCTTACCTCCCTCCCTACAAGGTTCGACGAATCTTCTCCTAAAGTAATTATGCGATATCCCGCCAGGATTTGTGCCACTTCTGACAATAGACGGAAGATTTTGATTACTTGAGCGGCACCTTGAGTATGCGAGATATTCATATTGAAAAGCAGTAAACGACGTACACTCATCAAAAGCCATATAATTATATTGAGCCGTATCATAAATTTTCACGTCGCTTTCATGTTCAAGATGACCGAATTGGAGTATAGCTCCAGATGGAAATCTCCATCTCTTTTTTTGATCTTGGTAGTCTCCGCCGCACGCTTTATAATATCCATCAGATTGACTTCTAAGAATTATTTCTCTTTCTAGTTCAGGTAAAGTACGACGAAATATGATTCCTTTAAAACTTGGATGTTGATGGAATTCTCGAATTAATGGAAGTTGTAAAAGAACTTCACTTTTTCCGCCTCCAGCTTGCCCACCATATAATGCTTCAAAAATTGTATCTGGAAGGGATAGGAAAACTTCTTGGCGCGCGGTAGGTTTCCAGGTTATTGGCATGATTTTTCCTGGAATCTTTTTGGGGAATATTTTGAAGATTGTTGAGGATGTTGTTTTGAAGATTGCTTTGAAGAATTTTTTGAAAAGTTTTTTGAAAAACGTTTTGAAAGGTAAGAATCTACATAGGCCGCTGCGCGGGGCTGTTTATTTATCTTATCTCGATGCTTATGTTTGAGTAACATCCTATCTTCTCTATCTCGACGACAGTGAAGTTCGCGGCCGTTGAATCTTAATTACTTCCCGACCAAGAAATAATCAAAACTCATAAAGTATCTCACGACACGCCGGCCGCATCCTAGTTTCTGTGCACGTCAGGAACTAGGAAGCTTTTTTTATTTCAGAAGCCTTAGCTAATCCTCCAGCATTTGCAACATCACTAGTTACGGAAACTCCTCCAGTTAATAGTGTTTGAAGGAATTTAATTGCAGCTTGTAGTGCGGCAATCTCCGTTGTGTTTGTAAGTTTCGATTCAAGTAGTGTCAAGAGGGATATTACGATTTGTACTGCAAAACTTTCAAAGAACGATAGTGTAAGCATATTTTCCTTTTTATCTTATCTCGTTATCTCGATATCTCGTTATCTTATTTCTTGAGAGGGTATCCTTGACTCATGTGGAAGGTATTAGGATCTTCCTTAACTTCTTTAGTTTCTTCAGATTTAGTTTGAATTGTCGGAATAATAACAGGAACTTTCTTAACGCCAGGATCTTGAGACTTCATGTCTTTCAATATCTGTTGTACTTGTGGTGTCATCTCGATATCTCCTTATCTCATTATCTCGAATTTTGTACGTATCCTCTTAAGCTCATCTGAAATTTTAGTTAAATTTCCTATACTATTATTACTATAATTGAAATTTATAATTCCATTTATATTAGTCATTTCTATGTAAGCATTCATTAATGCCTTTTGTAATCTTTCTCTAAACTCAGACTCTGATGGATCTGATGGATCTGATCTACGTAAGATTTGTATAATATGATTAAGTTCAGCTTTAGCACCTTCCTCAAATGCTTGTTTATCTCCTATATGCCCTGGACATGCTGGAAGGTTATGATATTCATTTTTCTCATTTATCGAACTTCTTTGCTTATCTCGTTGTTTATCTCCCTCAATTATCTCATCTCTCTTATATTCCTTATCTCCTTGTTTGAGGAGGACATCTTGAGAGGGTATCATAATATTTACGCAGATTGTACTTCAATACATTCAAAGTCAGATTCATTCTTTACTTTAGGTGAATAAAGAATTACATTCATGTTATTTGAATTTCCGGATTCTTTAGGCTTTAAGTTACTATGGATGCGGGAAAGGTTAGCTGCGATAGTTGAAACTGTTTTAGGAGTCTCGTTTTCAATTCTATCTAAAGATAAGAGTCCAAGTGCATCCATTAATCTATTTAATGCAATCTCTTGAACTTTCTTTTCCGTTAAAGTTTCTCCAGATGCAGTTGCATCTGAAGCATATCTTACTTGACCTGGAGTTAAGTTTAATCCTCGTGCTACTGAGGCTGAATTATTTTCCGCGTGGGATAGAATTCCTGCAACTAATCTTAATGAGGGAGGCGCATTGGGAATATCTTCTTTTCTTCCTGCATTATTTCTGTTATTTTCGTCGTTTCCTCGTTTGTTGCTTATTTCATTTATCTTATCTCGTTCGTTATCTCGTTGCTCATGTTTGAGTTGAGAATTTGAGGACGATAAGTTATTCCTAGATATTTTATTCACGAGATTCGAGGAAGAATTTAAACGACGTTGTAACTCTTCCTGAGTGATTTTCATTTTATCTTTGGAGCAGTCATGGGAATACAATCCTAGGATTTTTCATCAAATCACCCAACGCTCCGAATGATTTAAAATGTATTCCCTAGACTGCATAATTTTCATTTTATCTTCTTTAATTCATTTTATTTAATCCCGAAGGACACTACCCGCTTCCATGACTCAGCTTAACACCTCTTCGACATTCCATGCAAGTCTTTTTTTGCCTTTGTTTTCAAGTACTTAAGACCTATGTTCGATAATGGGACGGATGATGCTTATTTAAAAATTTGTTATTTAAAATTTCGATGCAGCTGCATCGAAGGTCCTCCCGCCGGATGCCTACCTGTTTGCATGGTGTTTGTTTCCTATTCATACAGTGTTCAAGTGACCCACCTCGTGTGAATGTGCACGTCCACGAAGGAGGGCGGATTCGTCGATTAAATAATTTATTTTTTAATTTTACAAAAATTAAATCGAAAATTATTCCCGCGAAGCGGACTCCTAATGAAATATGGGACCCTAATTCTATTTATATTCTAAATTAATTTATGAGAGAGTTTTTATTTTATTTTAATTTATGAGAGATTGTATTGGGCCTCGCGTTTTTTAATTTGGGACTCCTAAATCGCAGGCTATGGGGGTAGTGTTTTTAATCTGCCGGCAGATTATGTTTCACATGAAACTAAGTCTACTAATCCTATCGACTAATAAAATGCTTGTGGAAATCTTGTGAATATCTATGTGGAAAACATCAACACGCAATTAAATAACCATTCTCGTAGGATCGACCGAGACGCGCGTCCTAATATCTAGGTAAGGGAAATTAAACGATTAGCTGGTGGGCAAAGAAATGGCCTCAGCGTTGAAACTGAGGCCGTGGGAAACTGAGGAAATTGCGGGTACTAATTAAAGTTCTCCTAAAGATTTTCGTCAATCCAAAGTACTGCAAATACCGTGACGGTCGCTACGATGAAGATTACTGCTGTGACTGTGAGCATTTAATCCCTCCACCCCTTTCTGTTTGTTCTTTGATAATAGCAGCACGGCCCGCATTAGTTAATATAGCAACTGCTGTTTCTGCTGCTTCACGGGTGCTGAAGCCAACTGAGTAATACTTGTTCAAGATGTTGTACTGTACTAACCAAATTTTTTTGTCTCCCATAAATCCCTCCAGTATCCAGGGTAACATAATTCATGTTACCCTGTCAACTCCAAGAATTAAGCCTTAGCCGCAGCTTTTCCAGCTTCGACCGCAGCTTTGGCCGCAACTAGCGCCGCAGCTTCTCCCATAGTCGGAAACATCTTGAGGAGATTCGCAACCATTTTCTTAATCCCGGCGTCTTCGTCCATTTCCTTAGCCGGCGTATTGGCACGTTTAATTTCAGCGTTTCGACCTTCAGTCGCGTAAGCTAAAATCTTCAGAATCGGATTGTCTTTCGGGAAATTCGTTTGGATATCCTGGACGGCCTCAGAAAAAAGTAGATCAGGATCTACAGAACTCTTAACTTCGACCTCTTTTCCATCGACCGTTTTCCAGTAGACCGGAGATTTGTACTTCAAAACTGAAACACTCGGCTTTCCGTCTGCAACAGTCTTAACAGAATTATCGTTTTCCACCATTTCATCGCCCGCACCGAAATCGTAGAAAACGGCCGGAATCACTTTATGGAACCTCAAGGTCTTGTCATCATTTTTCGAGTAAATCGTCTGCGTCCCGTTCAACATTTTCGTTTCTCCTTGGCTCTTTCTTTTTCTTTTCTCGAAGTGGTCTAATTTCCTTCCGTCCTTCGATCTATTCCTATTGTCTCATTTCGAGTCTCGAATGTCAACTGTTTTTCAATGTTAGCCCCAACTATATTTCCTTTGTTTTCAAGCACTTAGCGGGCTCGACCCTTTCGGCCTCACTTTTTCTCGTCTATAGCCGAATGTATTGAATTAAATTTAATTCCTATTTAAAAATGCTATAAACGGCCTTTTGTTATTTAGTTACCTCTTTTAAATAACTATAGGCGAAGGAAAGTAGAATATGAATAGTATAAAAAGAGAATATGAACGACTATGAATGACCCTGAATAGATCCCGAGCAATTTAGTGGCCAAACCGACTTAGTGCCATAACTCCTTTAGAATCAACAAAATTCATACAAAAATTGGTTCTGATGACCCAATAAATTTAGCATTAATTCGCCTCGATTCTGAGTATTGTCAGGATTCAGGTGGTATTCAAGTACCTTTGTTTTCATGCAGTTGCATGAGGGGGTGCAAGGGGGGGATGA